CTATACACTTACTTGTCAGCACAAGCGTATCTTGACTCTGAAGGCGCACCACGTGATGGCCGTAGAAGCTGTATTGTTGAGCCATTTACATCTGCAACTATTGTTGACAGCTTAAAGGGCTTATTTGTACCAACAGAAGCGATTTCTAGCCAATATACAAAAGGCTTAATGGGTCGTGACTCTGGCGGTATGAACTGGAAACTTGACCAAAACATCGTGTCACAAACTTTTGGTAACTTCTCTAGCTCTACTGTTACTGCTTCTGTAGCTACTACAACTGCAACTGGTTTCTTGACCTCTGGTTGGGCTTCACAATCCACAATCACTTTGACTGCTGCTAATACAGGCACAATCAACTTGAATGCTGGTGATACATTCCAAATTGCTGGTGTGTATGCAGTTAACCCACAAAATCGTCAAGCTTACGGCACAAACAAACTACGTTCATTCGTAGTTAAACAGGCTGTTTCTGTGGCTTCCGGTTCTTCTGTTTCTGTAACAGTATCTCCAGCAGTTATCTCTAGCGGTCAGTTCCAAAACGTAAGCATCCCTAGCCCATCAGCAACTGCTGCTGTGACATTCTTTGCATCACAATACAATGCAAGTGGTAACGGAATCGTTTCTCCACAAAACATCGTAATGCACCGCAATGCGTTCACAATGGCTATGGCTGACCTTGAGTTGCCTGAAGGTGTTCATTTCGCTGGTCGTGCTTCCGACAAGGAAATTGGTCTGTCAATGCGTGTAGTTCGTCAATACACCATCAACAATGACTCAATTCCAACTCGTGTAGACGTACTCTATGGCTGGGCCCCACTCTACCCAGAGTTGGCTTGCCGAGTAGCAGCGTAATAATCGCAGGGGGTAAAACCCCTGCTTTTTAACTAAATTTAAGGAATAAAATCATGGCAAATCCAGGCCCAGCAGTAACAAGTACCACCCACCCATCGAACCTCAATAGCCAACAGGCTTTGCGTGTTTTAGGTGTGTTGAAAGGTGTATCTACCGCAGCAGCAGCAGACTTTGCTGTTCAAATTAACAACAGCACACTTTATGTTCCTGTTTCTGTTGTTGTTGCTAACGCAAACAACAACGGAGCAACACAATCTGTAGCTTCTGTTAACTTAGGTGTTTACACAGCAGTTAATAAAGGTGGCACAACAAGTATTTTGACAGCAGCAGCTTTGACTAGTCAAACTACTCCATCTTATGTAACTATTTCAGCAGCTTCAAATCCTAATACAGCTCAGACAGCACAAACTGTATATGTAAATATTTCTACAGCTTTCGCTACTGCGACTGTTGACGTATATATTTACGGCTACGATTTAAGCTCTGGCCCTTACTAAGGCGAACTGAAGTAAAGGAAGAAGGCCATGCCCAAAAAGCGTGGCTTTTTTTCTTATTTAACCTATAATTGAAATACCTTACTTAAAGGAAAAATTATGTCTAAGACTACTGTTTGTCGTGGCAATATTATTGCCCAATCTATCGTTCAAGTAACGCTTCCATCAACAACCATTTCAGGTACAACAGCCGATGTAACTATCTCTGTTCCTGGTGTTCAGCCTAATGATTTTGTGCAAGCACAATTTGATGCTGCTCTAGTTACTGGTATTTCTATTGGAAATGCTTTTACTAACACAGCAAATCAAGTAACTGTTCGCTTAGTAAACTCTACTGGTTCTTCAGCTACTCAAACTGCTGGTACTTTGTTGCTTAAAGTTTCAACTTGCGAAGATAGTCCGATTCCTACTAACGTAGTTTAAGGAGTTAAATAATGTCTTATAACAGTACATTTACTCCGCAAGGAGCTACAGTTGTTGTAAGTAACTCAGCAGTTCAGGTGAATACTTCTAATAACGTATATCCTAGTTCATACAGAATTAGAAATCTGTTGTCAACTGCAGCTTATATTAGCTGGGCTCCACAAGAGCCTAACAATGCTGCAGTAACTCCAGTTTCAATTACTCCAGTAGCAGGTACTCCTGCACAATATACTGTTGGAATGTTGCCTAATTCTATTGAAACCTTTTGTTTGCCACCGAATTGCTGGTTTATTGCAAGCGCACCTAATGCGTTTGAGGTAACTCCAGGTGAAGGAATGTAATTATGTTAAGAGCCACAACAAGTATCAATACTTTTTCAGCTTTATCTTACCAAGGGACTTGGAATGCTTCTACAAACACTCCTACATTAACCTCTAGTGTTGGTACTGCTGGCTATTACTATATTGTTAGTGTTGCTGGCTCTACTTCATTAAATGGCATTTCTACATGGAACGTAGGCGATTGGGTTATCTTTAGTAATACCGGTGTATGGCAACGTATTGCTGGTGGGCTTACAGGTAGCATTAATATTGCTAACGATACCTCTGGAAATGTCAACTACAACTTAGTATTGTCAAATGTTAATACTGGAAGTGCATCAACATTAAATGTTGATTCTCCTAATTTGTCTTTTAATCCAAGTACGGCAATTCTATCTACTCCAAATCTAACTGTTAGTAATGCAAATGGTTTTGCAACAACTCCACCATTTATTGTTAATAGCCCAAGTGTAAGCACTCCTCCTATTGGTATTTATTCTCATTGGTTATATATCACTTGTTATGACATAGACCCTGATTTAGGAATTTATAATTATTCATTGTTAGCAGATTCAGGAAATATTGGTTTTTATATGTCAAAAACCAATACTCCTTATGACTTAGGAAATCCTGTATTTCAAGTAAATCAATATGGTGCTGCACAATTTGGCTCTGCAACAGGCTCAATTTCAGGTTTTGGAACAGCAGGTCAAGTATTAATTTCTCAAGGTTCTAGTTCTTATCCAATTTGGGGTGGAATTAAAACTCCAGCAACTACTTATAGTGGATTGGGTTCTGCTGCAACTGCAGGAGCTGGTGCAAGAGGATTTATTACAGATTCCACAACGGCTACTTTTTTAGCAACTGCTGCTGGTGGTGGTTCTAATGCAGTTCCTGTTGTTTCTAATGGTACAAACTGGCTAGTTGGTTAATTAAAGGATAGCTATGGCTAATCCAGCCAAAACAGTAGACCAAAATCTACTACCTGTTCAGGCTTACTTTGATGTCTATGGAAATTTTCAAACTTTCATAGGTCAAGGTCAGCCTTTTTTGGCAACAATTAGCCCTATTCAATCAGGGTTAATTATTACCAATTCTACTTTGGATAGTAGTCCTATTGGTAGTACAAGCCCTTCAACAGGTATTTTTACTAATGTTTCTGCAACAACAGGACAGATTTCTACAACTCCTACTAGCGGTACAGATATTGCCAATAAGTTTTATGTTGATACTGTAGCTCAAGGACTTGGCCCTAAAGCTGCTTGTGCAGTTGCAACAACAACCAATATAACGCTTTCAGGGCTTCAAACTATTGATGGGTACACTACCCTAGCTGGCGATAGAGTTCTCGTCAAGAATCAAGGTTCTAGCCAGTTTAATGGCATCTATATTGCATCAGCTTCAGGATGGATTCGTGCCGTTGATATGGATGTATGGTCAGAAGTGCCAGGTGCTTACACAGTCATTTTAAATGGTGGGCAATCTGATACTGGATGGGTTTGCACCGCAACACAAACAGGCACAATTAATATAACCCCTATGCCTTGGGTTCAATTTTCAGGCACAAATACTTATTACGCTGGCACAGGGTTAACCCTTTCTTCTAATACTTTTAGTATTACACCAGTTGGAACGGCTGGAACATACGGCTCTGCAAGTAGCGTTCCGGTATTAACAACCAACGCAAGCGGACAAGTTACTAGCGTTACCAATACCTCGATTGCAATTAGCAATACGCAAGTTAGTGGTCTTGGCACAATGTCTACGCAAAATGCAAGTAATGTAGCCATTACAGGCGGTAGCATTACAGGAACACCTATTAGCGGTTCTACAGTTGGCGGTACTACTATTACGGCTTCTAGCCAATTTAGTGGCCCTGGCACAGGATTAACAGGCACAGCAAGCGGATTATCTATTGGTGGTAGCGCAGGCTCTGCTACGACTGCTACAACGGCTACAAATATTGCTGGCGGTGCAACAAATAGCATTCCTTACCAATCTGCTGCAAGCACAACGACATTTTTAGCAGCAGGAACAGGGGTATTGCAAAGCAGTAGCGGTTTGTCTTATACAACCACTCCTACGCTAACAGGCACAAACTTTAGCTCTATTCCCAATACTGCTTTGATTAATTCAAGCTTGACGATTGGAACAACCAATATTGCTTTAGGAGCAACAGCTTCTACGCTAACTAGCGTAACAATGGCTACTCCTACAATTTCTAGTTATGAAACTTACACAGCTTCTTCTGCACCAAGTTATAACGCAGGTCGCTTATGGTATGACAGCACAGTAAATTCATTAGCGTATTACAACGATGTTACAAACAATACCCTGCATATTGGTGAAGAAATCCAATTAAAGGTTTATAACAACACAGGCTCTACAATCAATATTGGTCAGCCTGTTTATGTAACCTCTACCAGTAGTGGATTTACTTATCCAAACGTAGCTTTAGCAATTGCCAATAGTTTAACAACAGCTAACGTCATAGGACTAGCCAATCAAGCTATTCCTACAGGAACTGCTGGTTATGTAACGACTATTGGTTTAATTCAAGGTTTAAATACAGGAAGTTATACAGTAGGCGATACGCTTTATTTATCCCCTTATTCTGCTGGTTTTTACCAAAATACCATTCCACCTACAGGGTATGCAGTTAAGCTAGGAACTGTGGCTTATGTCAATTCTAGCAATGGCGCAATTTACATTAATAAAAGCATTTTATCGGTTCAAGCTGGCAATATCGTAGGTCAAGTAGCTCTTGCTAATGGCGGTACAAATGCTAATTTAACAGCCGTAGCTGGTGGAGTTGTTTATTCAGGGGCATCTGCTTTAGCAATTAGCGCAGCAGGCACAACAGGTCAAGTTTTAACATCAGCAGGTACAGGAACTCCTACTTGGACAACTCCTGTTTCTAATGCAACAGTAACTGATGACACTACTACCAATGGCACTCGTTATCCTTTGTTTGCTAATCAGACAAGCGGAAGTCTGACAACTGAATACACAAGCTCTACAAAACTTCAATACAACCCTTCTACAGGGGCTTTTACATCAACAAGCTTTGTTGGTTCAGGTGCAAGTTTAACTAGCCTAACTGCAGGAAATTTGACCGGAACAATTCCTAGTGGAGTTTTGGGTAATTCTTCCCTTTATATTGGCACTACCGCAGTTCCATTAAACGCTGCAAGTGGTTCAATTACTTCTTTGGCAGTTAATATTAGCGGTTCGGCAAGCTCTGCTACAACTGCAACTACGGCAACTAATGCTACAAATATTGCTATTACAGACAATACTAGCTCTGCGTCAACTTATTACCCTGTTTTATCGTTAAATTCTAGCGGCAACAACGCAGCGACAACTAGCTCTACTAAGCTCAGTTTTGTGCCAAATACAGGTGTTTTAAGTGCCACATCGTTTAGTGGCGCAGGCACAGGATTAACAGGAACGGCTTCAAGTCTTTCGATTGGCGGTAACGCTGCAACGGCTACGACAGCGACAACAGCAACAACAGCGACTAATGCCAATAACGTGGCTACAGCCGATACCAGC